AAGAGACTTGTAAAGATCTAAACGAAGCAACAGTAAAGTATGGTAAGTTGTTTGTGTTAAAAAGCATACTACAGGCAAAAGAAACCAGTAGGTTAAGAATTGAATTAAAGAAGAAGAGACTGTACAGATAATGGATCCCAAAAAGAAATACTATTTGTTCAAACAATCTGAAAACTTTTGTGCGGTTCCGTGGAATCACATCAAGGTAGAGATGGACGGAACCATAACAACTTGTGTAAATGGAAAACAACCAATTGGACACTTGGCAAACAGCAGTATTGACGAAATAACCACAAGTCCAGAAATTGTACAAATACGTAGTTCATTGTACCAAGATACTGCTCACAGTAACTGTAGTACCTGTATCAAGTATGAAGACGATACTGAATATAAATTTTTGCGTAATCTGTACAATCCAATGTTTCAGGATGCCGATATAGACTATTCAGACAATCAGATGTTTAAACTAAGTGCAATAGATTTGCACTGGAGCAGTACCTGCAACTTAAAATGTATAACCTGCTGGGCCAATCAAAGCAGTGCTATTGCACAAGAAGAAGGTAAGCCCATACTGCACACACCAGATGAACAAGCAGATAAAATTATCAACCTCATATTATCAAGACAACATGATCTTAAAGAAATTTATCTAAGTGGCGGTGAACCTACTTTGATCAAGCACAATGTTAAACTGCTACGCAGATTAGACAAGTCTATTAACTGTCGACTACGTGTTAACACCAACATGATGTTTGAGCAAAATAATCCCGTAATCACAGAACTGAGAAAGTTCAAAAATGTGTTGGTTACTATAAGTGCTGATGCAACAGAAGATAGATTTGAATATATCAGGCGTGATGCAAACTGGAACAAGTTCCTTGACAATCTGTACTTCTTCAAGACTCAAACAGACTTCAGTGTCAGATTGAACAGTGTGTTCTTTGTAGCAAGTGCAATGTATCTGACAGACACACAGCAATTCTTTTATGACAGGTACAAGATTGAAGATTTTACAATCAATCAGGTTAAAATGGGTCATACAAATATCCAGTGTCGTAACTTACCGGATCAAGTCAAGTTGGAGTGCATAGAAAAGATAACTCAGCACAAGCAACAACATGCCAGCAACAGCAATCTAGTAGGCCAACTTAACAGTTGCCTGCAGGAGTTACAGACTCCTTGGGAAGAACATTACGTCAGTTTCTTTGATTCATTTAAAAATAAAACCACCAGTAACTGGAAGGATGTGTTTACAGAATTATGAATGCATTGTTGATAGGTTGTGGGTCCAAATGGGGACTTGGTGTACTACAGTATTTGTTAGATACTGGCTGGCGAGTATACAGCATGTCGTCATCAAACTCTGTTGAACATGAGAATCTGCACCAATTGGATATTGATTGGAACACCCTTGACCAAACACAGATTCAAAAGTATCTCAGCTCGTTGCCTGACTTGGACTTTGTATTTTTTAATCAAAATGGATCAGCACTGAGCTACGGTAACTTTGACCAGCAGTTGGCATTGATTGACACTTGGAAACTTGAAAAGAACTGGGCACAACAATACTTTGTTAGCGTAATACTTCCGTACCACATAATCAAAACAGTAAGACTACACAAACAAACAGTGGTAGCATGGATGTTATCCACGTACATATACAAACATTCCAATATTGATCATGCTGACTATATTGGAAACAAATATCAAAACTATCTGATGATGAAAAACTTCAGTAGAACACACGATGCTTGTTACTGCGGGATCAATCCAATGGAACTACAAACAAATGCTACAAAAACACAACAGTTTGTTGAAACTGTTCTTGGCATGGACAAGCAACAATTAAACGGAAATGTAATATACCTTAACGGAAAGGTAGACAACAATTTTGAAATGTTTTAGAAAGAGTGTATAATTAACTATATGAAAGAATATTCAGCAGAAATACAAAAACTATTTTTAGAAATGATGATGCAGGACGCAGAAACATTTGTGCGGGTGCAGAACATTTTTAACTTTGAAAACTTTGATAGGAGTTTACGTGACACTGCCAAGTTCATCAAAGAGCATAGCAGTGAATACAAGACTATGCCAACCAAAGAGCAGATCAAAGCCACAACAGGAGTTGAGCTTAAAGAAGTTCCTGACGTAGGCGAAGGTCACTATGACTGGTTCATGTCTGAGTTTGAAAGTTTTAGTCGTAGACAAGAGCTTGAGCGTGCTATCCTCAAAGCGGCAGACATGATCGAAGAAGGTGATTATGATCCTGTTGAGAAATTGATCAAGGATGCAGTACAGATCAGTCTTACTAAGGACATGGGTACTGACTACTTTGAAGATCCAAGAGCAAGACTCATGAAGATCAAAGACAACAACGGACAAGTCAGCACAGGCTGGCCCACTATGGATAGACGCTTGTTTGGTGGGATGAACAGGGGCGAACTGAACATTTTTGCAGGTGGTAGTGGCAGTGGTAAGAGTTTGTTTATGCAGAACATTGCTATCAATTGGATAAGCCAAGGACTTAACGGTGTGTTCTTAACACTGGAACTTAGTGAAGAACTGTGTGCTATGCGTATGGATGCAATGGTTGCTAATGTTGCAACCAAAGAAATATTCAAGGACATGGACACACTTGAAATGAAGATACGTATGGTGGGAAAGAAGTCAGGAAACTTGCGTATCAAGTACATGCCAGCACAGAGCAACGTTAATCAGATCCGAGCATACTTGAAAGAACTAGAAGTTCAAACAGGGAAGAAACCAGACTTTATTATGGTAGACTATTTGGACTTGGTTATGCCAGTAAGTGCTAAAGTAAGCCCAAGTGACTTGTTTGTTAAAGACAAGTATGTGAGTGAGGAATTGCGCAACTTAGCACGTGAGTTTGAGATATTGATGATTACTGCATCGCAGTTGAATCGTAGTGCAGTTGAAGAAATTGAGTTTGACCACAGCCACATATCGGGTGGTATTAGTAAGATCAACACAGCAGATAATGTGTTTGGTATCTTTACAAGTAGAGCAATGCGTGAACGTGGACGTTATCAGATACAGTTGATGAAAACTAGAAGCAGTAGTGGGGTTGGACAAAAAGTCGACTTGGAGTTTAACTTGGAAAGTTTACGCATTACAGACCCAGGAGAAGAAGGGCAAAGCGAAAGCGGCGGCTTTGGTGGACAAAAGCCAAGCGCAATCATGGATCAAATAAAAAGCACCAGCAGTGTCACACCAATTGCACAGCCACAAGAATCTGCCAAGATAAATGCTGGTGTAGACAGCACAAAACTAAAACAAATGTTGGCTGGATTAAAGTCGGGCAGTTGATGATTCCGTATCAAACCATACGCAGTGTTCATTTGGAAATATCATCTTTGTGCAATGCCAGGTGTCCACTCTGCCCACGTAATCTGTATGGATATCCATACAACAGTGGGTATACAGAAAATAATCTTACACTGAAAGACATACAAACAATTTTTACTCCTGATTTTCTTGGACAACTGTCTAGCGTACACATGATTGGAAATTTTGGTGATTTTATAATGAATCCAGAGTCTTTGGAGATTGTACAGTATTTTAGCAATACAAATCCAGAATTGTACATGTTTGTAGGATCTAATGCCAGCGCAAGAGATCAAGACTTTTGGTCTGAATTGGCAAAAGTAAAGAATCTCAAGTTTGAGTTTTGCATTGACGGACTAGCAGACACACATCATCTGTATAGACAGAATACCAGTTGGGACACAATCATAAACAATGCTAAAACATTTATCAACGCAGGCGGCAATGCAAAATGGAAGTTTATCAAGTTCAAGCACAATCAACATCAAATTCAGCAGTGTGAGCAGTTGGCAAACACCTTGGGTTTTTCAGAATTTGAAGTGTATGATGAAGGAAGAAACACTGGTCCGGTATTTGACAAGCAAGGAAATTACTTGCATGCACTGGGAGACTACACAGGAGAAACAGATATTACAAAAGTGCTGGAACAAGCAAGCACAGGCATGATGCTGTTAGAAGACTTGTCACAGCAAAACTCTCCAAAAACCACAGTCAGTTGCAAGGCGAAAAACAATCAAAGTATCTTTATATCATCTACTGGGGATGTTTCTCCGTGCTGTTGGTTAGGTATTGATCCAAAGACATACGGCAAAGGAAGATACCACGAACCCTGTAACAAACAGGTAGCGCCAATGATACAAAAGAACAACGTATTTGAACATAGCCTACAAGAGTGTTTGGAGTGGTTTGCTGATGTGGAGAAATCTTGGAAAATAGAATCATACCAAGATGGAAGACTATTGATATGCGACGATTACTGTGGATCCAATGAGTGCGCCCAATGACTGAATTTTGTAGACATTTGACCAATGGGTTAGACTATAACAATGTTGCAGGCGAATTTACCATGTCTCCTTGTTGTTACTTTGCCAAACAAGATGTGATTGATTCACAAAAAACCAACATAGCTGAATTGCGACAATCTTGGCAAAACTCAGACCTAGAAAAAAACTGTGCAATATGCTTGCACACTGAATCCAGTGGACGGGGTAGTTACAGGACAGCATCGTTTGAAATGATGAAAGGTCAGAGTAACAAATTACAACACCTTAATGTACAGATAAACAAACAATGTAACCTAGCGTGTGCCAGTTGCTCATCTATCCACAGCAGTTTTTGGTTTCAGGAAAATCAAAGAAACAACATAGAACAACCGTTGCACATCAAGAATATTCACACTAAACCAAAATACGAAGCAATCAAGGATGAATTCTTATCCTGGTTAGAAAAAGAAGATCTGTCAGAGTTAAAATATATCAAGTTCAGTGGCGGAGAACCATTGATGTCAGATTTGCACTTGAAAGTACTGGCACTAGTTGATAATCCTCAACAAGTTAGTTTACAATATACCAGTAATTTTAGTATCATGCCCACAGACACAACTTTTAAAGTATGGGAACAATTTAAACTGGTCAAGTGGATAGCAAGCATTGATGGTGTTGGAGAAAGATTTACCTTTTTACGTTGGCCGTATGATTGGAAAACACTAGACCCTTTTGCCAAGCAAGCAAAGGAAAAAGCTCCGAACAATGTTATGTTTGGTGTCGAACACACGCTGAACCCACTAAACATATATTACTTTGATGAATTTGAACAATGGTATAATCAAAATCTCAGCACCAATCGTTTAGGTGATAAATCTGATTTAAACCTGCATCTATGCTGGGGCAATTTAGATATCAAGTACACTCCGGTTGAACTAAGACAAAAGATAGTGGAAAAGTACAGCAGTGATCATACTATATGTTCTTTGGTAAAAGATATTCCAGAACCAGTTGAGATACAAGGTTTGCTAGATTATCTTGATAACTTAGATCAGTGGAGAAATCAAAACTGGCGAGAAATATTCCATGACGTACAGCATCATTTTGCTTAATAACCATTGTACAATATAACGCTAAATACTTAGAAACTGGAGTATATCTTGCAGAAAAAAACTCGTAGCATTTTAGATGAACTTGCACATATGCCTGTTAGCCGTGACCCGTCTAACCTGGTAGAAAGTCGTGCTAGCCATGTGATATCAGGCGCTATAAATCTAATCAAGTATATTAGAGAAAACTACGAATCGGACGCCGCAGGTGAACTAGAACGCAGGTTGCTCAACAGTATTAAGTCACAAGATCCTAAGAAATTTATTCGTGGAGTCCGGAGATTAAAAAACAATGAAGATTAACGAAATCCTATTAGAAGCATTAAAACCAACAGCCGACGAACTATACAAAGACATTGCGGTTAAAAAGAAAGCAGCCGAGGATGCAAAACAGGCATACAAAGCATCAACGAATGTGTCAAGACCAGGCGGGTTTTTAGGCCAGATGTCTGACATTGCAAACACAAAACAAGATGCTACAAGCAGTTCCTACACAGCATACAAATCCGATCGTGGTAGCCAAGAGCAAGCAAAACAGGCACTGGAACTTGCTGTGGACCAATATGAACAGTCTATAAAAAAATATCAAGAACACATGAAGCAACAACCACAGGATCAACAAGAACCTGCTACTGATACAAGCACAGATACACAGCAACCAGATACAGATGCACAGCAACCAGATACAAGCACAGATACACAGCAACCAGAGCAACCAGATCTTAGACCTGATCCAGTTGACACAGAAGCAGAAAAGGCCAATGCCAACATTAAAAGCAAAATTGACTACTTGGTCAAGAAAGGCGTATTACAAAGTGGCAGGATTACTGACACAGAACGGCAGTACATTGATAGCGTAGACGTTTATGTTGATCCTAACAAGTTTGCCAGAGCAGAACCTAGTCAGATTATACTCAAGGCGAGACCGCCGCACGTAAGTAACTATAGCACAAGTGTGTCAATGCCGTTATCAGCTTGGCAAGAAGCATTAGGGCGAGATGGGTCAGGCCTCAGAGGGAATGTAGGATTTAATCTTACACCTGCAGGATGGTGGAGTGATGATTACAAAGGATACATCAATCCTAGAAATAAGTTAGACGATTTAATTAGCCAGTACCAAAAATGATAATACTTGAAGGCGGGAACATATTCAAAGGTGCAGACAAGCAACCTTTAACACAACGCATTAAACTTGAGGACATTCCTGCCACAGTGGCATGGCTTGAGAAAGTTTCCGGAATAGCATTTCCCACAAACACTTGGTTGGGTAGCACAGGTAAAAAAGCAACATCAGGCGACTTGGACTTACAGGTAGACGCTAATACCACTGACAAAAATTCACTGGTACAAATACTATTGTCTGCAGGCGTTGCAAAAACAGATATTAAGAAATCAGGCGACAGTGTACATGTTAAAGCACCCATAGCAGGCGAGCCCAGTAACGGATTTGCACAAGCAGATCTAATGTTCACAGATGACCCAGCCTGGCAATCCTTTGCAATGTCGGGCAGTGGCGAAGGCAGTGTACTACCGGGCATGGCAAGACACATTATACTAAGCAGTATTGTTGCTGAACTACAGCCTAATCTCAAGTGGAGTTACAAAAACGGATTGGTGTTTAGAGATACCAATCAACCTTATGAAAATGGCAAGAGTCCCGCAACACTAAGCAAAGTAACTGGCATTCCTGTAGCAAAGCTCAACAGTGCAGATGATATAGTTGCCGCTATCAAAGGTGCAAGCAATTACGAACAACTGATCAGCAGAGCAAGAGATACACTAGAAAAGTCAAATATACAGTTACCAGAGTCAGCACCACTGCCGGGCACAGGTGCTTGGTTCAACAGCATGGCAGAAAGTAGCAGGTTTGGTTTTGTAAAAAGCCTAACAGAAAACACAAAAGGTCGTACTCCGCATCCAGAGGATGCTATATTCTCAGGCAGTGCCGCGGCACAGCAACAGATTGCCGGACTAGGTGCTGTGATATCTAAT